CTCTGGGGCATTTTCTTTTCTACTCAAACTGATAGAATTAGGCTATGCAAAATCCTACCAATTTTAGACAAACTGCTGTTCATGCTGATGGTGAAGGCGGTATCGTTATTCAAACTCGTCAGGATGTGTCTGACATTGTTGAGCAGAATAAAAAAGAATATAACTCGTATGACGAGAGAGCAAGATGGTCAGACCAATTGTTTGGCAATAAAGTTGCGTCTATTCCAATGACAGTTATTGATGACTTGAACAAAGCTGGAATCATGCGTGGCTTTGCTGTTCTTGATGAGAAGCGTTTTGCTGCTTGGTTAAATGACCCAATGAATCGTGCATGGCGCACTAGGACAGGAGTTGTATGAGTTTTGCTACCTACTCTGATTTACAGACTTCAATAGCTAATTATTTGGCTAGGTCTGACCTGACAAGCATTATTCCAGACTTCATTACTCTGGCTGAGAATCGTTTGCGTAGAGAACTGCGTATTCGTCAGATGCTAAAGTCTGTAACAACCAGCACAGTCTCTGGTGATGCAACTGTAGAACTGCCTAGCGACTTCTTAGAGATTCGTGACTTTGTGGTGATGACTAACCCAATTCAACCTTTGAGTTACTCTAGCCCATCATCATTATCTAATGACCTGAGAACATCAGAAGTTGGTGTTCCTTTGTCTTACACAATTCTTGCAAGTGAGTTTCAATTAGCACCTGCACCTGATGGCATCTACACATTAAAGATGCTCTACTTTGCTGCGCCTCCATATCTGTCAAGCAGTAACGCTTCTAACGTCTTTCTAAATGTTGCCCCAGATGGTTTGCTGTATGGCGCATTGGTGGAAGCAGAGCCTTATTTAATGAATGATGCTCGAATCAATACATGGGGTTCTATGTATGACAGAGCAATCACATCTCTCACCAAGTCTGATGAAGAAGGTCAATACTCTGGTGTTCCGTTAGCAATGAAATTAACTGCAAGGTGAAAATATGGCTGAAATGTCCAACTACTTAGAAAATGCTCTTATCAATGTTACGTTGAGAGCAACTAGCTACACAGCACCAACAACTGTGTACTTGGCACTTTATACAACTGACCCAACAGACGCTGACACAGGTACAGAAGTATCTGGTACTAGCTATGCTCGTCAGTCAATTACATTTGGTGCGCCTAGCAATGGTGCAACTACCAACTCTGCTGCTATTGAGTTTCCTCAAGCTGGTGGCTCATGGGGTACTGTTGCCTATGTTGGTATTCGTGATGCTTTGACGACAGGTAATCTGTTGTATCACACACCATTAGACGCTTCTAAGACTATTGCAACTGGTGATGTGTTCCGCATTGCTGCTGGTTCATTGAGCGTTACTTTAGCGTGAGTGACTTACTGCCTCCGTGGACAATTGATTCGCTAGACAATTTAAAGTCTAGCATTGATGACTTAACACTCACACTCGATAGTCCACTTTACGAAACCTCAGTAACCCTATGGGATGCCTATGGGTCTGTAACTGCGTCTGCAAGCGTTGTAGCTGATGCTATAAGGGTTCAGAGTGGTAGTGGGGCGGTAGATGGAACAGCGACTGTTACGGCAGATGCAGTAAGGGTTCAATTAGCTAGTGCAAGCATTACGGCTAATGCTAGTGCGTCTTGTGATGCGATTAGGGTGCAGTTTGGCTCTGGTGCTATTGATGGCAATGCTACTGTCAGCGCAGATGCTACTCGTGTCCAGTTTGCTAGTGGTAGTATCACTGGTAGTACCACTGTAACTGCTGTTGGCGGTATCCTCAAAGATGGCGTAGCCTCCGTTACTTGCGTAGCTACAGTTGTTGCAAATGGCGGTATTGTTGCAGAAGGTGTCGCAAGTGTTACTGGTAGTGCAACAGTAAGCGCAGTAGGTATCCGTGTTCAAAATGCTGTTGGTAACATAACTGCTACAGCGACAGTAACGGCTGAAGCAATTAGGGTTAGAGATTCTGTAGCAAGTGTTACAGGTAATGCTGATGTTGTCGCTAGTGCGTCTGCAATATATGCAGGGGTAGCCTCGGTATCAGGTTTAGCAACGATTGTAGCTAAAGGCGTTATTCTTGGTGACAACTGGACTCCTGTTGTCGTAGATGACAACACTTGGACACCAGTAAGCACAGATTCAAATACTTGGACTGCTGTTTCTGCTGACACAAACACATGGACTCCAGTATCTGCTAATGACAATACATGGACAATTCAGACGCAAGGAAGTAATACATGGCTACGACAAAATTAACTTTTGGTGAGTGGATGCCTGACCAACCTAGCGTGTCGGGTGCGTTGACTGACGCTAAGAACGTGGTTTCTCAGGCTATTGGTTATGGCCCATTCCCTGCGCCAGTTACGTTCTCAACAAGTGATGCTGCTGAAGACTTAACTGCTCTCTACGCTGCCAAAAAGCCTAATGGTGATACTGAGTTATTTGCTGCTGGCTCAACCAGAATTTACACAGTAACTGGTGTGGGTGCTATCACGCAAGTCAAGTCAGGCATGACCACAGGCACAGACGATAGAGTTAGGTTTACTCAGTTTGGTAAGACTGTCATAAGCACAAATAATGCACAAGTCTTGCAAGCATGGACTCTTGGAACTTCCACATCCTTTGCTAACTTGTCAGCTAGTGCGCCTATTGCTAAGTTTATTACTGTCGTGCGTGATTTTGTTGTTTGTGCAAATACGCTAGAAACTACTCAGCAACAGTATCGTGTTCGCTGGTCAGCAATAAATAACGAAACAGATTGGACTGAGGATGTAAACACACAGTCTGACTATCAGGACATTCCTGATGGTGGACAGATTGTAGGAATCCGTGGTGGTGAGTTTGGTCTTGTCTTTTTAGAGAGAGCAATTCACCGAATGACCTATGTAGGTACTCCGTTTATATTCCAGTTTGACAACATCTCTCGTGGTAAGGGCTGCACAGCTTCTGGCTCTATTGCTCAGTACCAAGGCGTTACTTTCTTCTTGTCTGACGATGGCTTTTATATGTGTGATGGACAAAACGTCACAGCAATTGGCGCAGAAAAAGTAGATAGATTTTTCTTACAAGATGCTTCTGAAGCTGACTTTAAAACCATGTCTGCTGCTGTTGACCCTATCCGCAAACTTGTAATCTGGAATTACAAAACTGTTAACGGAAACAGAAGCGTACTGATTTACAACTTTAAGACTCAGAAATGGACTTATGGAGATGCTGGAACTGACTTCTTGTCTGAAGCCTCTACTGCGTCTGTAACGCTTGAGCAACTAGACACTTTGTCAGCAAGCATTGACGCTTTGGCAACAAGTTTAGATTCTGCTCTTTTTGTGGGCGGTAAGTATTTCTTAGGTGGTACTTTAGGCACTCGTGTGATGAGTTTTACAGGTGCTAACCAAACAGCCGTAATTTCTACGGGTGACTTGGACATTGGTGCTAACTCAGTAGTAACCCTAGCTAGACCTATTGTTGACAATGGCTCTGCAACTGTGGCTATTGCTTCTCGTACCCTGTTAAACCAAGGTGTGAATTTTAATACTGCTGTGGCTGCTAGTTCAGAGAATAGAGTACCACTTAGAAGTGCAGGTAGGTATCACAGGCTAAAAGTTACTCCGACAGGTGATAACTGGAATAACGCTATCTCTGTGGATGTGGATGTAACTCCACAAGGGGTTCGCTGATGTTTAGAAGCCTACCTGCATTTGGTGGTGACCAGAGGGCTGTGGCTGAAGTAGTCCGTGGCATCATGGACGGAAAGACCAATAACACAGGGACTTTGACGCTGGCAACTGGTGGGGCAACTACTACCACTTTGACAGACAGAAGGATAGGCCCAGACAGCGTGATTGTCTTTGTCCCTGCCTCTGCTGCTGCTTTTGCTGATTCTGCACCTTATGGGGCTTTTCAAGACGGAACAGACCAGACTGCTGCTAGTACGACTGTTGCTTATCCTATTACCTTTGATACAACCGACTTCTCTAATGGAATTACGTTATCAAATAGTTCTAGGTTAAATGTAAAAAACGCAGGACTCTACAACTTACAGTTTTCCATTCAGTTTAAGAACACCACAAACGATGGTCAAGATGTGGATGTTTGGTTTCGTAAGAATGGAACAAATATCGCAAACTCAAACAGTAGATTTCACCCTCCTCCAAGAAAAAGTGCTGGTGACCCAAGTCATATCATTGCTGCATTGAATTTCTTTGTTGACATGGCTGCTAATGATTATGTTGAGATTGTGTGGAGAACTGAAAATACTGGTGTAAGTATTGAGCATTTTGGGACAAGCACAAGCCCGACAAGACCTGCTGTGCCATCAGTCATAGCTACTATGAATTTAGTAGGCGGTGGTGCTACTTTTAATGGTATTTACGCTAGTTCCCAAGGACAGGGTACGGCTACGATTACCCACTTTGCCAATTCAACTGCAAATAAGACATATCGGTATGCAATTATTGGTTGATTTTGATTATTTATGTATAATGTATTCCGTGGATGACCCATCTCGGAATCCGAACTTTTAGGAGTAAAGATGGCTACTACTACCACATCGTCAATTGACCCAACAATTCAGCCGTACCTTTCGTATGGCTTACAGCAAGCACAGCAAGCGTATCAGGGCGGTGGCCCACAGTATTATGGTGGCCCAACCTTTGTTAGCCCTACAACTACCACTCAAACAGGATTACAGGCTTTAGAGGCTCGTGCTTCTTTGGGTAATCCCTTACTTCAGTCTGCACAGAATCAGTTGCAGAACACAGTTTCTGGTGGTTTTCTAGGTGGAAACCCTTTCTTTCAAGGTGCGTTCCAACCTGCTGCTCGTGCTGCTGAGACTCAGTTTAAAACGACTTTAGGCGACATTGCATCTAAGTCTAGTCTAGCAGGGCGTTATGGCTCTGGTGCTATGGGTTCTTTGCAAGACAGGGCTACTGGTGCATTTGGTCAACAGTTGGCTAATACTGCTGGACAGTTGGCTTACCAGAACTACGCTGATGAGAGAGCAAGACAGCAAGCTGCTACGATGGCTGCCCCTGCAATGGCTGGTGCTGATTACCAAGACATTCAGCAAATGTTGCAAGCTGGTCAAATCCGTGAGGGCTACCAAGGTCAGCAAATGCAGTCGGACATTGCTAAGTTTAACTTCTTGCAAAACCAACCACAACAGAACTTGCAGAACTATCTATCGTTGGTATATGGCAACCCACTAGGACGAGTGGCTTCTTCTACTACTAGCGGTACTGCTGACACTTCTGCGTTCCAGAAGTTGTTAGGTACTGCTGCTGTTGGTGGTGGCTTGTATAAAAATCTAGGTTCACCTGACCTGAGTTTTTTAAATCCATTTGGTTCAAGTTTCATGAGTGGTGCGTTTAATCCTGCATCTAGCATGGGTACTATTGACCCTCGTTATTATCCCATTGACTACAACTTTGGTTAAATCATGGCTGGACTATTAGACATTTTTGGTACAAGCGGTGCAGACACAATGGGTCTGCTCGGTATGTCACAAGCTGACATTGCTCGTAATCGTGACGATGCACAAGCACAAGCCTTGTATGCCCTAGCAGGGCGTTTATTCCAAGGTGGGAATACTGGACAGTCTATTGCTGAAGGCTTACAACTTGGTCAGAAAGCCTACAAAGGCGGTATGTCTGAGGCTATGCAAAGCCAGTTACAGAACTACCAACTGCAAGAGTTGATGAAGAAGAAAAAGCTAGAAGAACAAGTAAAACAACTTGCGCCATTCACATTGCAACAGCAAGTTACCAGAGAGGCTATGCCAGCACAGGCAGCACTATATGGTGAGCCGACACAATATCCACTTATGGATGATGAGGGTAATGTTATGCCAGAAGCAAGCATTATCCCTGCTAGACCTGCTGAAACTACTCTTGTTCCAAACCAAGCAGTTATTGGTAAATTGCAAGAGTTGTTGCCATTTAAGGATTTTGAAAACTTGATGCAAGGCATTGAGCGTAGGCAGAAACTAGGTCAACCTGAGTACCTGACTGTTGACAAAACTATCTTAAAGAAAACTCCTATGGGGTTAGAGCAAGTTTACAAAGGTAACGACTATGTTACTGTTGATGGTGCTATTTACTTAAAAGATGATAAAGCTAAGAATGGTTTGAGATTAGCTGTGGATAGAAGTGGAAAGTTTACTGGTGACTTTGCAAACATTGCTCAAGGAATGTTTAAAACAGATAAGCCTCAAGATTTAACTACTGACCAATTCTCTCAAGTGTTAGAAAAACTCAAGTCAGTTAAAAAGTCTGGTGCTGGTGGTGATATTTATAACTACCCTGCTGGTGCTGTTCCTGTTGGCAAAGAAGCGCAAAATGCTATTGATAAAGCAGCATTAAATACAGGTGAACGACTTTCAAGGCTGAACAGGATTGAAACATCTTATGACCCTAAGTTTCTTGAAACAAAATTTAGAGGCACACAAGAACTTAGAGCAACTGGTGAAAAGTTAGGCTTAACAAAACTAACAGAAGACCAAAAGAAACAACTATCAAATTACACACAATTTACTCAAGATTCTATTCGTGAGTTAAATGCTTACATTGTTGAAGTAACTGGTGCAGCAATGGGTACTGGTGAGGAAGCAGACCGAATTAAAAAGGGTATGCCTAATGTTGGAAGTGGTTTGTTAGATGGCGATAGTCCTACACAGTTTGCTGCAAAACTTTCTAATACATTAAAAGACTTGCGTACTATGGAAGCAAGACTGCAATACATTAAAGCCAATGGTTTGAAAGTTGTAGATGTACCACTAGACAAGATGCCAGAAATCATGCGTCAGCGTGAACAGGCTTTGATTACTTCTCTTGGTTTGGATGTTAAAAACCCACAAGATAAAGCAGTATTGAAAAGTCGCCTTGCAACTGAATTTGGCTTAATGAGGTAATCAAATGTCTGTTGTTGATGAACTGTTAAGCGGTAGCACAGAGGAAGAACGTAAGCGTTTTCCTATTAGCACAAGCGTGGTAGATGAACTTTTGTCTCCAGCTAATGCGCCTAAGATTTCTATTCGTGATGAAACCATCATTCCAAAGAGTACGGCAGCAGGTGGTGCTAGTGCATTAACAGCATTAAAAGCTGGTGTTCCTACTGACAAGCAAGCAGCAATCAAGATATTTGCACAGGCTCGTGGTATTCCAGAAAGTCGCTATCGTGTAGTTGGTGACGAAATTGTTTACCAAGCAAACGATGGTCAATATTACAAAGAGATTCCTAGCATATTTACCAAGCCAATGACTGCTGCTGGCTACTATGCTCCTGATGTGCTTGAGGCTGCACCAGACATAGTGGCTGGTATTGCGACAAGCCCCATGTTGCTGACTGGCCCTTTAGGTGTAGCAGGTAGCGCAGCCATTACAGGTGGCGTTGCAGCAGGTACTAATGCAATCCGTCAGTCTCTTGCTGGCTTACTTGGTGACCAAGAGTTTTCTGGTGCTGATGTTGCCAAGCAGGGATTGATTTCTGGTGGTATGCAAGTATTACCATTTGGCGTTGGTAAGTATATAGAGCGTAATATTGCAAAAGACATTGGAAAAGTAAACACTAAAGAAGTTGCGGATTTAACTCAAAAAGCAAAAGACTTGGGTATTCAGCTAACCCCTGCTGAATTAACAAACCTACCATCACTTAAATCACAACAAAAGGTTCTTGGAAACATTGTTGAAAGTGCTGATACGCTTGGTGACTTCTATTTACAAAGATACAAAGAGCAAGTTCAACCTGCTGTTAACAAGTTTCTATCTACTATAAGTAAAGTGGATGACCCAATGACTGCTGGTTATCGTGGTCAAAAAGCATTGAAAGATAGGATTGTTCAATTAGAGCAAGCCAGAGAAGAAGGTTCTGCGCCTTTGTATCGTGCTGCCTTTGAGCGTTCTGTTCCTGTAGATGTTGCGCCTATTGTTAAAGATATTGATGCAATGTTAAAGATTGCCAAGGGTGACGAATTAAAAGCCTTGCAACGAATTAAAAACAATCTATATCGTGAGAAGCCATCCTTTAACGCACAAGGCGATGAGGTGATGGTTAAGACATTTGAGGACAGGTTACCTGCATTGCAGAGAGCAAAGTTTGACATTGACAAGATGTTTAAAGAAGAATCATTTTCTTCTATGGACAAGGTTATTCAAAGTGAAGTTACAAACATCAAGAATCGTTTGGTTCAGTCTATGGGTAAAGATAACCCAATGTATCTTGAAGCAAACAAGGCTTTTGAAGAACTATCGCAACCACTTAACATCTTTGCTGAAAGACGAGCAGGTCAATCACTCACAGCAGTCTCTAAAGACAACTTGAATGATTTGGCTACTCGTTTGTTTAACAATGCCTCACCACAAACTGTTCGCTATACAAGGCAACAAATCCAAGCTGTAAGCCCAGAGGCGTGGAACGATGTGACAAGAGCCTATTTACAGACGCAATGGGAAAAGGCTATGAAGCCTCGCATTGGTGCTAAAGAGCCTCGCATTGATGCTGGTGCTGATTGGAAGGCAATGATACTTGGCGATTCAAAGTCTCAAAAGGCTTTGCTTGAAGCACTTGGCCCACAACAATTCCAAGCATTAAACAACCTAACGCAAGTGTTAGAAGCAGCAGCTAGAGTTAAGAAGCTAGGTTCTGATACTGCTTTTAACCAACGAGCGTTAAAAGAGATGGAAGAAAATGCCCCAAGTGCTTTGGCAGCGTTTGCACAAGTTACTGGTAGCGCAATGACTCCATTAAAATATGGAGAGTTTTTCAAGAATTGGGCAACAGAAAGAGCGTTCTCTGCAAATGCTGAACAGTTAGCCAATGTGATTACCAGTAAAGATGGTATGAACAGGTTAAGAGAATTAAGAAAAATGTCACCAACAACCCCTAAATTCATTTCTGGTTTGGCGCAATTAGCAGCAGACTATGGGATGATTGGAAGCACTTTACAAGAGGACTGATATGCCAAAGACAAAGATTAGTGAATTTAGCGCAACCCCTGCTAATAACACAGACATTGATTCGATTAACATTGCAGAGGGCTGTGCGCCATCTGGTATTAACGATGCTATCCGTGAGTTAATGGCTCAACTGAAGGACTTTCAGACAGGTGCTGTTGGTGACTCGTTTAACGGGCCTGTAGGTACATCTACGGCTGCTGCTGGTGCGTTTACCACTCTGTCAGCATCTAGCACAGCTACGCTATCTGGTTTAACAGCCTCGACTGCTTTGGCATTGGATGCTAGTAAGAACATAGTCTCTGTGACCAATACAGGTACTGGTAGCAATGTGTTGGCTACAAGCCCTACTCTAGTGACTCCTGCCCTTGGTACACCGAGCGCAGCAGTCTTAACTAATGCTACAGGTCTGCCAATCTCAACTGGCGTGAGTGGTTTGGGTACTGGTGTAGCGACTCTTTTAGCAACACCATCTAGTGCCAATCTAGCCTCTGCAATTACTGATGAAACTGGTTCTGGTTCATTGGTATTTGCTACCTCTCCTACCCTAGTCACACCTATCCTTGGAACACCTACTAGCGCAACTTTAACGAACGCTACAGGTCTTCCTATTTCAACTGGTGTATCAGGTCTAGGAACAGGTATTGCAACGGCTCTAGCAGTCAATACAGGCTCATCTGGTGCGCCTGTTATCAATGGTGGTGTATTGGGTACACCCTCTAGCGGTACTGTAACTAACCTTACAGGTACAGCCTCTATCAACATCAATGGTACTGTGGGTGCTACAACGGCTTCTACTGGTGCTTTTACTACGTTATCCGCTACGGGTGTCACAACAGTCCAAGCGGGTTCAGCAGCATCACCAGCTATTACTACGACAGGCGATACCAATACAGGCATCTTTTTCCCTGCTGCTGACACTATTTGTTTTTCAGAAGGCGGTCTTGAGGCTATGCGGATAGATTCGGCAGGAAATGTAGGTGTTGGCACTACACCAAGTGCTTGGTTTTCCACATATCGTGCTCTTGTTCTAGGTTATGCAAACAACGGAATGTTCTCGGGAGGAGATGTTCAATTAGGCTTAACTCAAAATGCCTTTCTTGATTCTGGTGTTAGTTGGAGGTACACAACTTCTAATCCAGCAAGTCAGTACATTCAAATAAATAGCGCACATCAATGGTTCACAGCCCCATCAGGCACAGCAGGAAACGCTATCTCCTTTACTCAGGCGATGACTCTGGATGCAAGTGGGAATTTGGGTATTGGTACAAGTTCGCCATCTAGAAAATTAACAATTGAGGCTTCTGGGGCTGCGTTCCCATCTACTTCTAATCCATCTGTTAGGCTGAATGAAACATCATCTGGTCGTTTTGCTGTCATGGAATTGGATAGTAGCCAAAATTTAAACTTTTGGAATGGTGATACTGGTTCAGGCTTAACTCGTTTTTACAGAGGCTCAGGGTCTGGAACATTGTCAATGGCAATAGATGGCGCAGGTAATACAACCTTTGCTGGAAACATCTCTGTTGGTGGTGCAACAGTAACCACATCAGGCACAGGCATCACATTCCCCGCAACTCAATCACCATCATCAGACGCTAATACTTTGGATGACTACGAAGAGGGGACTTATGGCTCATCATCAGCAAATGGAATATTAACACCAAGCACGAGTGGGTCAATTACTTGCGCTAGTACTTTTAGTTGCACTTATACAAAGATTGGAAGACAAGTTACATGCCAAGGTCAAATAGTCGTATCTTCTGTATCATCACCTGTAGGATTTATACAAATTGCTTTGCCATTTACACAACTTAGTGCCACTAACGCAATAGGCTGTGGGACATTTATTTCATATAACATTGACCTCCCTACTGGCGCAGTAAGTAATGGGATGACTAGCCAAACTGGTAATGTAACTTTTTGTTGGCCTAGAGTTAGTGTAGATAACGCACCTTATGCAAATGTCGATTCTGCGCTTTTAATTGCTGGTTCAGAAATCCAGTTTATTTTCTCATTTATTACCTCTTAACTAGGCCAGATTAGCCAAGTCAGATTAACCACAAAGGAAATCAAAATGTCTTTAAGCAAAACAACTGTAGTAGACCAGATTACAGTAACCGAAAACGGAATCATTCTCTATCGTGAAGCAACTCGCATCATGGAAGATGGCAATCAAATCAGCCAAACCTACCATCGTTCAAGCCTCACACCCGCACAAGACCTGACAGGCGTTCCCGCCAATGTTGTTGCAATCTGCAATACAGTCTGGACTGCTGAAGTGATTGCGGCTTATCAAGCGGCTCAAGAAAGCACAACGCCATGATTACTTGGAAGATAACCCAGACCGACTATCTCACCGCAGATGGTTTTATAAATTGTGCCCACTGGACTGCAACTGCGGTTGATGGAGACTACACGGCTTCCATCTACTCCACAGCATCTTGGCAAGCAGGAACACCCACAATCCCATATTCCTCAGTTACTGAAGCAGAAGTATTGAATTGGGTATGGGAATCGGTTGATAAGCAAGCCACAGAAGATGCTCTGGCGGCTCAGATTGCTTTGCAGAAGAATCCTGTTACTGCTTCTGGCACACCTTGGGGTCAAGCATGAAATTAGAGTTAGACGCAAACGAAGTGCAATTCATTATGAATGTGCTTGGTGAAATGCCAGCAAAATCAGGCGTGTGGCCTCTGATTCTTAAAATAAAAGAACAAGCAATAGCGCAAGTTCCTAAAGAAGCTGAAAATGGATGAGACTCAAGCTAGGCTAAACAGCCATGAGCAGGTCTGCACACTCAGATATGAGATGCTGTGCGCCAGAATCAAAAGGTTAGAGAACGTCATCATGGCAGCTAGTGGGGTCATGCTCACAGGGATGGGTGGGATTATCTTTGCGATGATGAAATGAAAGATTGGGCTGTTGCTGTAACTAGCGCAGTCCTTTTTTGTATGACTGTCATCTGGTGTTTTTACATCATCGTTTGGGCTTTGTCGTGAGATGGATAGCAGCACTTGTTCTTGTTCTTGCACTTCACTCTGCGGCTAAAGACCTATGTAGTGTGCGAGAGTTTTACAATATTGCTTTTCGTGTGCATGACCCATCATTGAGGCATCAACAAATGTCAATGTGGCTTACGAACAATGCAAAGTTTTGCTCAACCCAAGACTTGTCAAGCATTTGGAATAACTTAGCGAGTTGGGCTGGTACAGCAGACTCCTCTGAAATCAGAAGCAAGATTATTGAAGGCTACCGCAATGCGGAAATAAGAGAAAAGAAATGATACCGCCTTTGTATAAATGGTATCCAATGGTGCAACCAGAGGGCTATCCAACTAAAACAGATGTGCTTGAGCGTAGGGCTGAAAAGATGACTGAAGACTACAAGCAAGCGTTAAAGATGAAGAAGATGGATGACAAAATTGATGCTCTTGAATTTGAGTTGTATGTAAAGAAGGCAGAACGCAATCAACTTAACCTAGAGATTTTTACCAACCGCAAAGTGGACTTATACGCATAAT